GCTGTCCGCAATGTAGGGAACAGCCATATCGCCCTCCTATTAAGCGTGCTGGATCGTCGCCGACGACAGCGTGACGTTCTGACCGGAGTTGATCGAGGCCTTCTCCGGGGTCTTGCCGGGGAAGTCGGGGTCGTTCGTGACGCCGATCAGGATCTTCTCGTACCGCTGCTCGTCGATGTACTCACCGGCCTTGACGATCAGGCCAGGGTCGCGGATAGCGCGCAGGATCACCGCCGAGCTGTCGAAGAGGTCGAGCCACTTCCTGGCCGTCGGTGACCAGCAGTAATAATCGACCATGCGCAGGATGCGCCGGCCGTAATACTTGTCTCGCTGGACGATTGCCTGCACGCCAAAAGAGGGCGCGTCAGCCGGCGCACCCTGAGTGCTGTCGAACGTCGAACCGTCCGCGTAATAGATCCGCCACTCCGGCATTCATCACATGCCGCTGATCGCGTTCGCGATTGCCTGGAAGCGCGTGTGAGCCGCCTGGTAGTCGGCCACCAGCTTGTCCTTTTCAGCGAGAAGGTCCTGCCAGGCGGTGTCGTCAGGGTTCGCCGCCGCCTCCGCGTTGATGTACTGGATCGTTTCCAGCCACCCGTTCGGGAACGCGCTGCCCATCGTGTTCAGCTCGTCCGAAACGGTCTGAATGGTCGCCATCGCCCCCTCCGCGCGCGTGATCCGCCCCGAAACCTCATCAGAGATGCGGTTCAGGGCGTTCTTCGCGCGGAGGAAGCTGTCCGCAATGTAGGGAACAGCCATATCGCCCTCCTATTAAGCGTGCTGGATCGTCGCCGACGACAGCGTGACGTTCTGACCGGAGTTGATCGAGGCCCGGCCGACACGGTCGAACTGGTGAACGCCAGCGTCCAGGTGTCCGTTGCCACCGTGCCAGCCGTTCCCGACAAGGTGAACGTCGCCAGGACGGTCGCCATGCCGGCGGTGCCGATTTCCAGCGTGCCGTTCTGGAAGTTGTCGCGGGTTGCGGTCATGCGCGCGGTCTTCACCGCGGTTGCGTAGGTCACAGCCATTACTCACTCTCCTTGTAGAGGTTGAAGACGTTTGCCTGGTGCCCAGGCGCTTTTTCCCCGATCGGGATCGCGTTGACCTCAACGATCCGGCCATTCGATCGGCGAATATCGAATTTCCACTCCTGCGGGCGGGGGATCTCCCCCACCATCTTTTCGACGTCCTGCCGCAGGCCGTCGATTTCCGCCTGAACCGCGCCCAGGTCGGGCTTCGGGATCGAGGCGATGTCGCGGCGGAGATCGTCGATCCTGGAGATCACCTGCTCCGCGCGGTTGTCTTGCTGCGGCGCCTGGGCGATGTCCCTCGTGCGGAGCTTGATTTTCCGTTTAGCCATTGACGCACCTCAGAATTGCCATCGCGTCCGCGATCCGCTCGTTCACCTTCCGAACCATCTCGCCGGCCTCAACCGTGACCGCCTCGCCGTCCTCCGTCGTCACCTCGATCTCGGTCTGCTCCCAGCCAGGCTGGAAAAGCTCGACATCCGCCGGGTCCTGGGCCGTAGGCCCTGGCCTCGTCGGGCGACCGGCCCACCATGCGCAGGTCCTCGTACCGCGCGTCGTAGATCTGCTGGGCCTCGGTGCGCTCCTCCAGGTCGCGCGCCATGTCACGCTCCAGCTCGGCGCGCTCGCGAGCCATCAGCTCGCCCAGGCTCGCGTTGAACTCCTGCGCCTCCCGGAGCGACATCTCGTGCTCCGGGTCGAGGGTGGCGTTCTCCCTCACAAAGGCGGCGTCCTCGGTGCCGGAGATGTTCGCAGCATAGCTGGACACGGGGATCTGAACGTCGCCCGTGTGGGCCTCGGCCGCCTCGAACTCCTTCAGGGTCACGCCCCAGGGAGCCAGCGTCTCGTCGGTGACGTCGACCCCCTTCGACTGGAACAGCTCCCGGATCGCCTCGGCCGGGACGTAGTAAGCCTTGTCACCCCACCCCTGGGCCTCCAGGGCCTCCTGGAACTTCTGCGGCGAGGTCGCGCGCAGTTGGCTCTGCCCCGCCATCTGGTCGACCTGGTCGATGATCGCCGAGGTGCGGCCTGCCCCCGCCAGCCGCTCCACGTCACGGTAGATCTTCTGCCCCGTCTGGGTCATCCCGCCGGGACCAGAGATCGCGGAAACTGTCGCGCCGGCAAAGCCGCCGGCGGCGCCGGCCATGCCCGCCTCGAACCACTGAAGCAGCTGCTCGTTCGTCAGCTCGACCTCTTCGCCCGTCCCCGCGGCCGTGGCGTAGGTGGTGATGATCTCCTGGCCGGCCTCGTTGATAAACTCTTCGATCACGTTGGCGGGGACTTCCCGCGCCAGGCGGCGGAAGTAACTGGTTGCCACGCTTCTGAGCGCGGCCTCGCTCACGCCACGGAAGGGGCGCGCGGCAGGGCCAAGCAGCTCCAGGCCGGCATATGGAGCGCCCCCGATCAGCGCCAGGTCAGGGCGATCGGTGACGCCCTCCTCCATCAGGCTCGACTGGATGTCGCCGACGCCGATGCCGTACCCGACCCCGGTGATGGCGCCCGCGCCACCGACCAGGCCGACAGCCCACATGGCGACCAGCCAGGGCAGCGCCTGGCCAGTGTTGTACGCGAACCAGTCGGTGAAGTCCTTCACGCCCTCGACATCGGTGAAGTTCGGCACCCCGCCGCGCGTCTCCTGGATGTGGGCGCTGTACTCCTCCAGGGACGTCTGCAGGGCTGAGATCAGCTCCTCGTTAGACTGCAGACGCACCAGGGCCTGGTTGACGTAGTTCTGGCGATCTTCAGGCGTTGACTGCAGGAAGCCGTGTACCAGCCCCGCCTCGGTCGACATGGGGTCGATCCCGAGCGTCTCGGCGACCTCATGGCGCGCCATGTCGGGGGCGAGGTCCTGGGCGCGCTCGTAGAAGCCCAGGAGGTCCACAGACTGGCGAACATTCCCCGAGGCCATGACGCCTCGCACGCCGGTCCCGATACTCTTCATGCCGACGAGGCCGCCCTCGACGCCAGCACCGAACACGGTATCGCGCGCGGCCTCGTCCAGCGCCTGCCAGGGCTCGACCTGGGACCGGCCGAAATGCTCCCACCAGGTCAGGTTCTCCAGGTCATCCTGCGCCAGGGCCGCGTTCATCGTGTTCGTCAGCCAGCTCGCCGTGGCGGGAACGTCGGCGAGGAGATCACTGGTCTTCTTCTGCTTCAGCTGCGTGCCGAATAGCCCAGGGTCCCGCACCGCGATCTCGGCCGGGATCCCGAACTGCTCCTGGACCTCCAGCCCCTGGAGGGCGGCCGAGGGGGCAGGAGCCTCGAAGAGCGCCGTCATCGCGCCTGCGTTGCGCTTGCGCTTCATGTCGCCGAGGAACTGGTTCAGGTGCAGGTCCGACATTCGCCCCTCACTGGTAGTAGGCGGCCAGCGCCATCATCAGCTGCTCCGCCGACGGGACGAACTCGATGTCGCCCTCGCTGTATTCCTGGCCCTCCGGGATCCCGTTGAGCGAGCGCACCAGGGCGTCGTAGACGAACAGCGCGTGCTGGCCGGAGACCTGGTTGTCGCCGAGCCAGAGACCTTCGTTCGAGATGGCGTCGTCGATCATCTCGCGCGTGACATCGTCGTCCTCGGTCAAGGTGCGACCGCCGCCAATGTCCAGCTGGTAGACGCGCTTCTCGATCTTGTTGGCTACGCCCGGCGGGTTCAGCCACACCTCGGTCAGAAGCCCGGTCATGTAGCGATCGACGGCCGCGTCGTCGGACGCCAGGTCGGGGTTCGAGGAGCGCCACTCGATGAAGCGCGACTGGATCTGCGCGTACTCCGCGCTGCCTTTCTCGACCCCGGCGGCCTCCATGACCGGCGTATAGCGCGCCATAGCCGTCTGGACGGCGATCGGGTCGACGCCGCCATCGCCCGTCGTCTGCGGGTTCAGGATCGCGGCGCGCGAGGTGACCAGCTGCTTGTACTCGGTGTCGGAAAGGTTGTCGCGCCAGTCGGCGAGAGGGTTGGCCTCGCGCAGCTGGCGGATCGCCTCCTGGCGCACCTCGGGGGGCACCGTGTTCGAGGCCGCCTGCTGGATCAGCGTGGTGGTCTTCGTGTAGATGGTCCACCCGTGGGCGGTGGTCGTGTAGGTGCGCCCCTTCGCGGCGTTCTCCGCGTATCTCTCCAGGGCCGCCATGCCCTGCATGCCGATGGTCTCGCGCACCTCCGGGGACACGCCCGCCACGGGGTTCAGAGAGGGCGGCGCGCCCTCCGCGACCCACTGGGTGATCTTGGCGTAGACCCCGTCCTGGGCCTCCTGCGCGGCGATCGCGCGCTGGTTGGTATCCCAGGTCTGGCGCATCTCGGCCTCGCGCATCGCCGCTTCGCGGACGATCGGGTCCTCGATGTTGACCAGGTCGGCGACCGAGGACCCCTTCGGCGCCTCGCCACGGGGCATTTCAACCACGGCCGAGGCCCACTCGGGGATCGACCCGCTGTGGTAATCCGGCCCCCAGGCGCGCGTCGGGCCGACGTCGAAGTGCAGCGTGTTCTCGTAGATGCCGATGCCGCCGAACCCGGCTGCGCGCGCCATGCGGATCAGGTCCAGGCGCTCGGCCGTGGACATGTCGGAGACATCGATGTCGAAGGCGTTGCCCACCATGTGCTGGCTGTTGTCGGCGCCGCCGACGTCCTCGTTCTCCTGCTCGGTGCGATAGGCCGAGTTGATATTGAACGTGCGCCCGGCGGCCGTCTCCAGGGCCGCCAGGGCCGCCTGCGCGGAGCCCGAGACGCCGTCCCTTTCGTAGGCCGATGCCCCGATCTGGCGCCCCTCGTGCCGCTTCACCGCAGGGATCAGCTCGCGCTCGATCGAGGCACGCGTCGGGCCGTCGATGTCCTCGCGGTGCTCCATGTAGTAGTCGAAGGCCGACTGCGGGTTCAGGGCCCACATGCGGTTGATCACGCCCAGGTGGACAGCCGTGCGGGCCTCCGTGATCTTCTGGTCGACCCACTCCGGGGGCTGGCCCAGGCGCTCCGCGGTGTCGCGGATCTCCTGCTCGGCGGCACGCAGCCTGGTCGGCGCCAGGGTCGGATCCGAGATCGCATCGTTCAGAAGCGCACGCTGGCGCGCCTCCGCCGCCGTGTTCAGGTAGCCCTCGCGCTGGCCGGCAGTGTGGCTGTCGACCGACTGCAGGGCCTGCTGGCGGCGGGCCTCCAGGGCCGTTGCAGCCTTCTGCCTGGCTCGGGGGTTCAGGCCGCCCAGGACCTCCCTGTGCAGCTCCTGGAGCTGCGTGGAGACCTCCTCGCGGCGAGCAAGCGCATTCGCACCGTCGGTGTACATGAAGCCGTTCTGCTCGTCGTAGAGCAGCTGACGCACGCGGTCGGAATACTGAGCGTCGGCGAGCTTCGCGTCAGCCGTGTCGACCTCGTCCTGCCAGTCCTGGAACATGTCCCCGACAGCGTCGAGCCCCTGCCCCAGCTCGCCCATCGACGTCTGGTAGTACGACGAGGGGGCGCGCTGCGGGGTGACATTCGGGACCTGGCTGGAGGCCCGGCGCTGGTATCGCGGGACAATGGCGGCCATCAGGTATAGCTCCCCATCCTCTCGTATTGGTCATCAGCCGCCCAGGCGCTGTACTTGGACCCTACCTTGGCGCCCGTCGTCAGGATCGTGCCCAGCGGCCTGTAGAAGGCGGCAGACCTCGCGCTCGCGGCGTCCATCCTGGCGCTGTCCGCGTCGGCCCTGTAGTTCGCAGCCGTGACCGCACCGCCCTGGGCGCGCCGGCGGGCGTTCTCGCGGATCGCGAAGGCATCCGCTTCCGCCAGCCACCTGCTGTCGTCGATCAGGTCGATCGCGTCCGCGCTGGTCACATCCACGCCATTCGCGGCCATCGCAGCACGCTGCGTGCCCTGGGTCAGCGCCGCCTGGCGCCGCGCCTTGTCGCTCTCCTCGCGGCCGGCCTCCAGGATCTCCAGGTTGGCACGCTCCTGGGCGCGGGCGTTCTGCTCGGAGACACGGGCGCTGGCGCGCGCGCTGGCCTCGGCCGCCCTGGCGTTCTGCATCTGCCCGTAGGCAGACAGCAGGCCGCCGCCAATCGTGAAGGCGGTGGAGAGGCCACCAGCTGCGCCGGCCGCGCCAGCCGTGCCGGCAACCCCGCCGAGTGCGGTCCCGATCTGGGACCCGATACTGGCTATCGCGCTAATGACTGGTGCGAAGCACATCTTCAGCCTCCATCTTGAAATACGCGAAGGGGTGGCCCCGCAGGCCCACCTGGTCGCCGGTGAAGTTGAAGCCCATCCACTTCAGCCAGCGGATCGCGATCTTGTTCTCGGTCGACACCAGGTTCCAGAGCATGTCGAACCCCTCGGACATCCAGGCCAGCTCCTCGATGCTGTGCCGCAGAAATTTCTTCCGCACGACAGGCGAGGCGATCATCGGTGTCGCGCACATCCAGGGGTGGCCGATCGTCGACAGCGCCGTCTGCGCGACAACACCATAACAGCAAACCAGGTTGTCATCGTGGTAGGCGGCCGCAGCGCGCCTGGAGCGGCGCAGCAGCTCCTCCAGGCTGTCCAGGGCAGGCCTGCCACCGGACATCACCTTGAACTCGAAACGGTCCATCGGGCGCATGCGCTTGGCCATGCGCTTCACGTCGACATCGTCCATCGGCTTGATCACATGTGCCATCAGGACCTCCCGACCGAATACTCGGGCGAGATGCCCAGGATCGTCATGGGCAGAGGGTTGTCCTGCTGGACGACGATCGTGCCCTCCCTGTTCCAGTCGGGGTGCAGCTGCAGCCGCTCCATCCCGGTGTAGAGCGGGCGGGCCTCGCTCAAGTCGTCCGTGATGAAGAAAAGCGTGGCCATCTCTCTGCTCGACGGGCCGATCTTGATCCCCCTGGTGTCCTCCAGCTGGACGTAGATCGCGCTGGCCTTGTGCGGGCGCCCCCTGGCGGAGCCAACGCCCTCCAGGTCGATCGGCGGCGGCAACGTCTCGATCTCCGCCTGGTACGGCAACCCGATGTTCACGACGCTCGCCTCCGCGGGCAGCGTCACCTGGCCGCTCGACACCGTGATCCCCTCGACCACCGCGCCGTCGGCCAGGGCGACAACGGTCTCGCCCTCCAGGTGCGACAGCCCGGTGATCGTGGTCGTCGCCGTGCTGTTGTAAGTAATGCCGCAGTCCACGAAAAAGCAGTCGGGGTCCGTCACAGAGGGGAACTGGCGGGTGTGCAGCCGCTCGACGTAACGCTTCGTCGACCCGTTGATAGTGCGGTTCACGATCATGTAGACCGCGTCCTCGTTACCCTCCGGGATCGCTGTGATGCTCTCGACAGACCCGCTCACGTCGTGCTCGGTCCAGGCCCAGACCTGGTGCTCGCGCTTGTAGGTGAACGACAGCAGAGTGCCGTCGTCCAGGCACACCCAGATCACGCTGTAGGGGTTTTTCTGGAACGCCCACTCGATGATCTCCTTCCCCTCGAAGAAGTGCCTGGCAAAAATCGTCAGGTCGTTCCCGGTGTAGCCGTCCTGGTCAAAGGCGTAGCGAAGATCCCGCACGCCCCGCCCGGTGCGGTCGACGAAGAGCAGCGTGTCCTCGACCACCAGGGGCCTCACGCCGGCGCTGCCGGAGTAGCCGTACTGGGTCTGGATCGGGTTCGTCGCCAGCATCACGCCGTTCGGGCCCGTCACCGTGAACTCGCCCGCGCTGGTGAAGACCATCAGCTCGCGCAGCTGCGTCAGGTGCCGAATGCGGTTCACGCTGCTGCCGGTGATGTCCAGCTCGATACGATCGTCGTCCTTCAGGATCCGGCTCTTCGTGAAGTTTTCGAAGTCGCCGACCCTGGACATCCAGATTGTCTCGGGCTGGTTTGGCGAGTTCGCGAACACCAGGCGCTGCTGGAACAGGGTGACATGGCTGGGGTAGTTGTTCGCGCTGCCGAACATCCCCGAGGCCTCGATCGGGGTGGTCGAAAGGTCGGGGGAGATGTTGTCGTCCGTGAACGAGGTGGCGTCAGTGAAACCGATGTAGCCGTAGACGCCGTTGCGCTCGCGGTAGATACTATACTCGTCCGCGCCGCTGCCGGTCCAGGAAATCTCGTTTGAATTGCCGGAGACACTCAGGTTTGCGCAGCTCGCGTTCGACCCCGCCGCCGAGGGGAAGCCCTCCACACCGTCTGTCACCGGGCTGATTTTGTAGCTGTAGGTGTTCGATCCCGAACTCGACGGGGTGACGGTGACGCTGGTCGGCGCTGTCAGCGTCGGGTCGACATTGATGTCGGCGTAGGTCCAGGTCGTCTCCGCGGTGCGTGACATCTTCTGCGGGACCATCGAACTGTGGGCGAAGTACATCACGTCGATCGACTGGACATAGTCCAGCTCGAAGAGGATCGATGACGCAAACGGGGTCGTCGGGTTGTAGTCGACGCCCGGCGAGGTCTCCAGGTAGGCGCCGTTGTCGATGATCTTCATCTCCTGGTCGCCCATAACCATGACGTAGTTCTCGTCGTCGTCCCTGGTGAAGGGGATCAGGCGGTGGACCTTCGAGCTGTCCATCACCTCGCCGATGAACTCGGTGCCTGGGCGGTTCGACACGCCGCCATGCGCGTGGATGAAGACGTTCTTGCCGACCTTGAGACCGACGTCGTACTTGGCAACGTCGATGCGCCCATGCAGGCCAGGCCCCAGGACGCCGGCGGCGAACGAGGGCTGAAAACGCGTCGTCGGCATCAGGAGATCCCCCTCTCCTGCAGCCAGACGGGCACGGGGCCGAAATCAAGGGGCGGCGTGTTGCGCTCGTCGAGGACCACGGCCTCGTCCAGGCGCGCCAGGGCGGCCTCCTGGGCGTTCCTGGCCTTGTTGACGTCCTCGGTCAGCGGGATGGCAATAGCGGCCGCCAGCGCGGCGCTCACGGCGTCTCTGAAATACTGGGGCATCAGGGTCACGTCGCTGATGTCCTGGGTGTACTCGCAGACGGCGTCAGCCACGTTCGAGTAGACCGCGCTCGACGTTACCTCGCGCGCCGTGTCAGGCGACTGCATCGAGGCCGTCAGGGAGCGCGCGTAGGTGTAGCTTTCGTTCACCCAGCGGATCGAGATCGAGTCACCTGGGATCGCGTACTTGTAGTCCCACTCGTCACGATCGTTCGTCAAGGCAGCCAGGGCGGCCCTCTTCGTCGCGAAATTCCACCAGTGCTGCTCCAGGACGATCTGGCGCACCTCGTCGTAGTGCAGGGTGCACTGGATCGAGGCAGGCGTGCCCTCGTCGAGCGCGCTGATCACGCCCACGCCCAGGT